CCTGAAGGAGATCGGATCTTTCTTCGACACCCTCGCGGCGAATATCAGCGGCCCGCTGCCCAGTGGTCTGATCGGCGATTCCGAGAAGCTGCTGATACCGAGCTTCATTCGCGCCCCTCGCCTGGCCGTACGCCTGATTATAGGACTCCACTAGCCTATTGACACCACCGACAGCTTCATCCGGCAGGTCGAGTGTGCGATAGTTCTTGAGATCCTCAAGGTACTCTTGACGTTCGCGACGATCAGAACCGAGGTCGCTGATCCCGCCTATGGCCGTTCCCCTTGATTGTCCGCCGCCCTGGCCCGGCCCGCCGACGCTGCCACCGGAACCGAAGTCGAAGCCCTCTGGGCCAAACGGGAGCCCGGTGCCGCCAAAGGTGCCGCCTCGACTTCCCCCGCCGCCACCAGCGCCACCGCCCGAGCCCCCAGCCAATCCGCCGCCGCCGGTGCCCGTCCCCGCAAGGCCAGTGCCAAGATGCACGTTCGGCAGATCGTCGTCTGGTGGAGAAATTATTTCAGGTTTGTCTCCGCCGCCCGGATCGAAGGTCCCCGGTCTGTACCCTGCTGCCGCACGAGACTTCTGCTTATAGAGTTCAACGAAGTCGATGGCCCCCTCTGGCTCTCCACCCTGCGATAGATCCTGCGGGGGAATTGAAATACCGCCGGGATCTTGTTCGTCAAGCGGATCGCCAAGCCCACCCCCAGGCCCTAGCGTATCGAGACCACCAATCGGAGTGCCGAAGCCTCCATCGATACCGATCTCGCCGCCCTGCCTTTTCTTTCCGCCGAATGATAGTGCCATCTTCTTCCCTCTCGGTTACGGCCACATGGTGCCGGTTTCAGTTACGGTAAATGATTCGCCAGTTACGTTGATATCAACAGTTCCTACGAGATTGGTAACAATTGAAGTGTTGGTAGCAGTTTGAGCTACATCACCAACCGAATCTCTGGTCGTTGCAACGTACGGTATTACTTGCCACCTATTAAGGGCTGTGCCTAACCAGATATGGGTTTTAATTCGATACTTTTTATTTGCAACTTGTGCTCCAACCTTAACTGTAATGGTTTGCGTCCCAGAAGTTGGTTCCCTGGTGTGACTTGTCACCACTTCGACGTTGCCCGGATCCACACCCCTCTCCGCAACGACATCTATGTCGTACGTTCCATCATTTAAGAATAAATACTCTGTTCCCTTGTACCAGTCTTCAGTAGATGGAAGATCAATCACCCATAATTCAATGGAGGTTCTCGCCCTGTAGTTTTTACCACCTGTTCCGGCGTAGGTTAAAATTGAGTAATCCACAAATAGCGAATACTCAAGATCATACCAACCTTCAACTGTGACCGTCGCTGTATCGTTGACAGCCAACCCATCAATGATCCCCGCTCCAGTGATAACCAGTGTCCGATCCCCGAAAGTCCTAGAAAGATCGAATTCTAAGCTCGATGCCACTTCCCAGTAACTCCCACCATCAGTAACCGTATCTCCTACCGACGCAGTATAGCCGCCACTACTGCCAATTCGTAAATCAACAGCAACGGCATCAATGGTGGAACTCCAGGTGATCGTCTTATTGGACGGCTCCGCAGTTTTATCTGTTGAATCAGCTCTAAATGATGCCGTGCATGTCGGTGATGCGCTGAAAAGCATCGTCCCCAGCGAGGAAGTAACATTGAGCAAGTAATCCGGTACAGTAGCAGTACCAATGTCGCTAACAGCGACCGCTTCCATAGTTGCGGAGCCGGTAACTGCTAGTGTTCGATCTGTTGCGGCCCCAATATCCTCGAACTCCAATGAAACAGAAGACTGCCAATACGAACCACTATCGGCAGCTTCAGATGTTACACTGGATTCATAGCTGCCAACTCCTGCAATGCGAATGTTTGCAGCGCCAGCATCAATCGTTGCCGTCCAGGTGATTGTGGGATCTGGCGGCTCAATAGTCTTCGCAGTATCATTAAGACGAAAAGAGCCGACTATCGGAAGTGAATCACCAGCAAGGAAGCTTGCCGCCATGGTTACGACGAGAGAGTAATTGAGATCCTGCTCTGCTCTTGCTGTGTATGCACCGCTCATGATGTTGGGGCGTCGTAGTAGGGCATCCAGTAGGTCGTGCCGTTGATCTCTTGTCGGGTAAACCCCTGAATGGAGTTCCCGGTTGTCCACGAGGATACACTGTTGGCAGCGTTAGCCGCTGAGGTTCCCTGAAAGTCAATGAAAGCTTGATCTGCGTCATTCTGATCGATAGTAACAGCTTGCTTACCGAGATCAGATGCAGTCGTTACTTCAAATTGTGTATCCGGTGTTACTGATGGCCCAACACCGAAGTATCCGCTAGAAAGCCAAACTGAAACATTCGTATTACCACCAGCCCTAACGAAAAGATTATCGCTGGCATCACTCAGAAATCCACCCTTGATTGCCGTTGACGGGCTACCGAAAAACAGCGCAGAGTAATTTGCATCAGGTGATGTTATTGCGAAGATGCAATTCGTGTTAGAGTCAGCTAGAAAACTTGTGGAAGCGTGGCCTCCGGCCCCGGAACCTCCACCTTGAGCAATGTGTACTTGGCGAACCGGTGAAATTCCAAGACCCACTTTACCATCGGCCAGAATCCACATCCTGTCGGTGTTTCCACCAGCCCTAAAATACAAATGCTGATTCGTATCGCAGACTATAGCCCCTTTGACTACATTACTTACATCTGCAAATGTAATGGCTGATTCATTGACATCAGGAGACACCATTGTAAAATGGCAACTCTGAAAGCTTTCAATCAGGAAGACAGTAGAAACAGACCCGGCCTGTCCATTCGTTGCGCCTTCCGCAACATGAATCTTGCGGAGCGGGGTAACATTTACACCTATGTCCCCAGTAGCACTGATTTGCAATGCCTTATCGGGAGTTCCGTCACTCGCTGAAAGCTCACTATGGCGATGTAAAGCATCCACCATGCTATCGTCGGTCATCGACGTAAGATTGGCACCCGTGGCGGTGGTATCATGACTTGCGATAGTCCCGGCTACAAGATTGTCGTGCGTGAGGGCGGCCTCGAAGTTCGCAAAAGTCGTCTTCTTGTTGGTGGCCGTGGCTGTGAGATCCCAAAACGGGACGAAGTCACCAGCCACAATCGTGGCGGCAGCCAGGCTGTTAATGTCAAGATCTAGCGTCCTGGTAGTGGTTATGTCGCCGCCACCAGCAATCCCACTACCTGCGGTTACTGAAACGCCTGAATGATCGATATGCTCGTTCGCTACGAAGTCACTGAATCCATCATGGAAGGCTCCGCCGGCCATGGCTGCCCCGGCCGCGGCCACATTCGTGGCATCAGTCACATCCGCGTTTGTCTCTACTGTATCAAGCTTAGTGCCATCTACTGAGAGATCCCGGCCATCAATAGTGACAGCAGCATCGACCGCCATATTGCCGGTGAGTGCCCTAGTGCCGTCAGCAAGAAGATAATGGGCGTGATCATCATCCGTTAGGCCACCAATCGATCCATGGTCAACGGCTGTCGCCACTGACTGCCAAACAGGATTCGAGTCCACGGCAACGCCAACAAGTAACTCACCTGACTCACCATCAAATAGAACACTGGCAATGCCCTCCATCCGCTGGAAAGCTTGCCTGAGTTCTACTGGGCTGTCGCCGTGGGGAATTCTCTGGGGCATTAAGGGATTCTCCTTCGACCGCTATCTCTCGTCACCATGTAAATCTGCTCAAGCGCCCACTGCCTACCGGTCTCGCCAGTCCCTTTGATGACGAACGCCTGCCCGCGCCCGCCCGGACGATCTGATGCGTTAAGCCCCTGGCTCCAGGTGCCGGTCGAAACGGCCGACGCACTTATTGCCGCAGCCTCAAAAGTATTACCAACGAAAACTTCCCATGTGATGTCACCTGAATTTTCGGCCACTACAGCTTGCATTTCCTGGAGCACCCCGAAACGTCCGTCTTGCGACAATGGAATCGGTCCAATCTTTATGTACGTCGCGAATGAAGTCCCAGTGTCATCCTCTGCAAGGGCAGTGGGCCGACGGAGAGTTCCATCGCGACCGCCGAGAATTACACCGGAATCTTCAATCGCGGTTGCTTGCAGAATGCAAGACGCCGTTGGCTCGTGAGCACTTGCGTAAGTGAGCGGCCAGAAGGTTTTACGCCTCCGGCCGCTGCGATCAACCGCCCCGTTCCAGTCCATCCACCAGTGGATTCGTGTATTCGACGAGTCTGGCGTCAAGAAAATATGAATACCGCGATCCTGGATATCGTATTCGATATTAACCGTAGTGGTGTCGGGGTCGAAATTCAGTAATTCTTCAGGCAGTGCCTCGCGCGATAACGATTGCGGTCTTGCGTCACTGCCGGGTGGAAGCACGTAAATGCCATCCAATGACAAGAAAATAAGCTCTCCCACTGGACCATACGTCCAGGCGTTCATCCCAACGATCCCGACATTGTGGCTAAGACTATCAAGGGTGCCCCCGTAAGCTGGATCGCCGCGGAGCCTCCAGAGGGACTCACGACACCCGACGATAAGGAAGTCATCGCTGTGTGGTGCGAGAGCAGTGATAGCTCGCGCCGGAACGCCTGCTGCACTCGCCGTGCCGGCAACAGCCCGTCTACTATCTGTTTGAGCGTAATCCCAGTCAAGCTCGTCGCTGACCCGCGCCATATACCACACACCAGGAGCGATCTCGGCCCCCGCCAGGACAATTCGATCTGCAAATCTTGCAATCAGCGGGCAGCCGGTTGGCACCTGCCCAGAGGTTGCCGTCATAATGGAAATCACGTCTGTTGATGGATCGTAAACTTTTGGTGCTCTTTCGATCCTGAAGGTGGCAGTCCCATTTCCAGGCGCAGAAGCGAGCGTTACTGAGCCGGCAACTACTGATGAGATCTTGTATGTCCCGGCCGTGGTTGACCCACCCACGCTGGACAGCACGCAAACATCGTCATCAGTTAGAATCCCGAGCCCACTCCATGTTGGATTGGCTGTAGCAGTAAGGGTAGTCCCGGTGATAATTCCATCTGTCTGAGTAACTCTGAGGTCGCCGTAATCGGCGACATAGAGCTTCTGGCCACTCTGAGCGGCTCCGAGTTCTGTGTCATTTCGGAATGTGAGATCGGAAGTTGTTTTTGTGAGTCTTCCATAGCTGGTCTCTGTGTAGAGGTCGCCACCGGCGGAAGCTGTTAAAGTCGAACGCAGCGGGGATACCGCTGCCGTGGAAGTGTATTGGACCCTGAAAACATTAACACGATTTACGCCATTCGTTTCCGTTGCTTCAAGGCCGAAGCCTACTCTGAGCCCAGCGTGGGAACTCACACTTTGAGTCAGGATGGTAGTGCCATCCAGGAAGACAGTTATAGCGTCCCCCACTACCTGAACGATTAGCCAAACAGTGCGGGAGGTTCCACCGGTTAGAGTCCCGCCGGTGAGACTGTATGGGGTACCAGAACTTCCAATGTAGGAAGTCAGCGTTCCACTGTAAACCCCGCCGGTTCCAGTCATAGTAAGATCCAGAAAGAGACCTTCTACTGCGTAGTCTGGAGTTGTGTCATCCATACGGAGGAAAATCTGATATTTCCCGTGGAAGCCGCCATCGTGCGGAACAAGCAGCATTTCGACTGTGTAAGCCGAGGAAGAATCAATTGTCAAGGCATCCCTGACGGTTGCCGCGTTTGGAACAGTCCTATCGATAGATGCCGTCGACAGGAAGATGTTCGGGAGATTGCTCGACCAGGTCGCCTGCGTCCACGCAGCGGCCAGGCTGAGACCACCGAAGGTATCGGACCACGAGGTGAAACCGGTCCCAGGAGCGAGCACAAGCGGCCTCAAGAAGCGAACCGCGGCACCGAGGTTATCCGAGTGAGAAGCTACTAATCCAGGGCGCGAACCGCCGCGTTCCCTGCTCTGAATAGTCCCCACAGGCCTAACATTAAGACAGTCTTGCGTTGTGTAGGGCTTCTGCTGGCGATGGCTACTCCGCCTATCCAGGCCGCCGAGTGGAAATGAAATTGTCGCTGGTTTCTTTTTTCCCATATCTCCACTCGAAAAAAAGGCGGCCGAGCTTTGAGGCCCGACCGCCGGATAAACCTCAATCAATTTTCCCTAGACCTCGGTGGCGTCGTCGGGAACCGTTGCATCGCAATCGCAATCGTGAGGACAGGAGACTTCAGTGCAGTCATCTGGCCTGTCATCTGAATCAGGGCACGGACAGTCGTCAGGACACTGAAAGAACGGCTCAAGCGACGAGAGATCGGCAATCGTCAATGATTCATCCTTCTCATCAACAGCATCCACTACGTCAGAGAAATCGATGTCGAGTTTTTCGAGATCGGAGTTCACGAGAAGGATTTCCTGGAATCCACCGATGAACCTCTTAAATTCCTCAGTATCGGGTTCGATCTTGGCCTCTGCACCAGGTGATGCTCCAGTAATATCGTGAATGAGAGCAGTTCGCTGCGTTTCAATCGCCGCATACTCATCGCTCACTTTTTTGGTGTACTTCAGAATCTTGAATGCCAGCTTCGGTTTCATGCTGACACCCGAGAGCTTTTGCCATGCTCCTGTCTTAACGCTGTTGTAGACTTCTCCGCACTTCATGACTCTACTCCTTGGTGGGGTGGTAAAAAAACTAAGCATCTTTTTCTGTGAGTTCAAGAATCACTTGAATCTCCCAGATTTTTCCTGGCGGCACGTTGGCATCGATACGCTTCGATCCCTTCACGGCAAGCGTAATATTCTCCCCCTCTTGAAGGGTAACATTACCACTTCTGTGTATTCTCTTTGGCCTAACCGACTCAGGAAAAACCTCTTGCTTAATTTCCATTATACACTCTCGCGGGCGAAAGAAAAGAGAAAAATTAGGCGACCGCGAACAAGACGGCCGCCTAATTTTGGTTTACGAGAACGTCGGAACGGTACTGGCGATCAAGAAATATTCAACATTGTTGATCTCAATCCGAATCTTCAGGGACGCCGTCCCGTGGGTTCCGATGGTACCACCAGCCTCGACCGGAGCCGTACCGGAGGCCGGAAGCTGGAGAAGCTGAACGCAATCGGCAACTTCAATCCCGCTGTCAAATACGCCCGCCAGGTTGATACCAGTTGCCGTACCGCTGGTGATAGCGCCACCAGTGATTAGGATACCGTTCGACGTACAAGTGCCAGCGGTCTGCGTGATCGCAGGCGTGGCAATCTTCACACCATTAAAGGTTGCGGTACCGCTAGTATCGGTGGTCATCGCGCCAGAAACGGCTACCTCAAGCCCATTAAGAGTGGGGCTTGCCGCGGTATTAGTGGACTGCGGCAAGGTAATCTTGTAACCAGTTACACTCTGCTCGGAAGTGGCAACAATGTTAGTTCCGAAATCCAAATCAACACCAACGACGGCACCTGTAAAGGTTGTTCCCCCGCCGAAGTCAGCATCAATCATCGAACCACTAACCCACTCAGTCTCAAGTGCGAAACTAAGGTACGTTCCCGAAGACCTAGGCGAAATAGTAACAGGATCATTGCACGTAATCGCAGAACCAGTGACATTTCCAATCGCAACACCAGTGACCACTGTTCCGGAGATATTAACAGCGGCAGTCCATGCTCCGTCGAGGTTGACTCCGTAAGCGGAGCCAGAGTTAATTGTACCGCCAGTAATGGCGATGCCATTTGAGGTCGCCGTTCCACCGGTCTGCGTGATAGCACCAGTCGTGATATCCAGGCCGGAGCAAACGATGGAATCCAACGTGCAGTTGATGGCTGGAGTAGTAATCTGCACGCCCATAAACGTCGGGTCGCCACTCGTTGCGGCAGTGATCGCTCCACCGGAGACCACGACGCCCTTCAGGTCAGGGCTAGCCGCCGTATTGGTCGACGCAGGCAGAACCACCGAGATGCCGGTTACATCCTGCTCGGAAGTCGCAACGATATTTGTTCCAAGGTCAAGACTCAGTCCGACAACCGCAGCAGAGTAGGTAGTCGAGCCACTGAAGTCAGCCCGAATCAGCGTGCCGCTCACCCACTCGGTTTCAAGAACAAAATCAAGCAGAGTGCCAGCGGCGTTCGGAGAGATCGTGATCGGATCGATACACGTGATCGCCGAGCCAGTGCAAGTGTTGATAATCAAGCCGGTCGTCCAAGCTCCAGCCAACTCGATACCGACAGCCGTACCGGAAGTGATCGTACCGCCAGTGACATGAACACCATGCGTAATGACAGTTCCCGCGGTCTGCGTAATTGCAGGGGTTGCAATCTGCACGCCACGATAAGTAGCCGCACCACTTACTGCGGTCGTCATTGCACCCGTAACGGCGACCTGCAAGCCTTTTAGATCCGGGCTGGCAGCGCTGTTGGTCGATGCCGGCAAGGTCAAGAGGATGCCGGTTACATCCTGCTCGTGCGTAGCAGTAGCATTTGCACCAAGATCAAGGCTCATGCCGATAGCCGAAGAGGCGAACACCGTGGCGGAACCGAAGTCAGCTCGAATCAGCGTGCCTCCGGTCCATTCAGTCTCAAGCTCAAAATCTAGGAAGGTTCCGGTGGTCGTCGGGGTGATCGTGAGCGGACTGGCGTAGCCAGCAGTCACGAAAGTGTTGAAATTACATGAGGTAACCGATCCCTCATTCACATAGAGAGCCGTACCGGAACCGCCATCGGTATGGGCAAACGTGGCACCAGTCTGCCAGCCGTCGTCGGCGTCAGTAGGAACCGCCGGACCAGACCCGTAGAGGAGCCCGCGATTGACGGTAAGCGGCGGAAGATGACGAAGTAGCCCAGCAATACGTTGCAACATTGTAGCACCTCTTGAGGTAGAAAGTGAAAGTAACCATCATGGTCGTAAAATGCCCGAAACCCTCCATACGTTACGAGGTGGGGAACTGATTCGGCCCCGGCCGATACTTGATATATTCAACTGTCTCAATTCCAATAACTGGCGTAGAAACAGCCCAGCCATTGCATGCCTCCCGCGCCTTTGGACCGCAAACTTCCACGGAGTCACCGGCGACAAGCAAGCCGATACCCGTCAACGTTACGGCGGCCTCTCCAAATGCCAAGTACACCGGATGCTGCGATTGAAGCTGTAGAACATAAACATCACGATTGGGATCGGCTGCAAGAATTGCCTCAGACGATCCGCCGGTCAATGTAATTGTCGAAGCTGCCATTATCGTCTTTTCTTTCGTTTCAGTTTGGGGGTCAAAGCATCAGTCAGGCGACCAATTGCCGATCCTGGCGGAACAAGATCTCCACGTCGTCTAGCTGCATTTTCGTTACGAATCTCCCGCTCAGTTTTCGGAGCTTGCCTGGCGGGTGGTCTACTGCTGCGCCCAGTGACAGCCGCATCGACCTTTGCTCTTTCTGCGAGTCGTTTGCGCTCCGCCACAGATCGGGCGCTTGGAGCATTCACAACAGCCGACTGTTTAAGCGAACTGCCAACTGCGCCAAGGACATTACCAGCAGACTTTTGCCTTCTCTTGATGGCTTCTCGTTCTGCCCTGGAAAGCTTCTTTCCGTAACCGATGCCCGCTGGCATTATATATTACTCCCGTCGTAGGTAATTGGGTAAGTTGAACCGACCAGGCCGCGTCTGAAGCGCCTGAGATCTGTGACTTCCGAGTAGCCCATATCTCCGTAATTCTGAGCACTGTGACTCTTGTCTCTGTCGATTGCTTCCGCTAGATGTGTTTGGAAGAGTTGGTTATGAATACCAAATTCATCATTGCCTCTTTGCTCCGCAACAGCCAAGCAACTTTCAGTGTAAAGCTCCGACATCTGCATCCCGCCAGGAGGATACGGAGTGCTGTCAGTCAAGAGGCCGGTATAGGCTTCGTACTGATAGGACAGCACTTTGTAGGCATCCGGTCGCGGGTAGAGTAAGATCTCTTGTCGAGACCCGGAAGCTCCGCCGAGAGAGCTGTACCTGATTGCTGCGAAATCGGCGTATCCAGTAACGTCGGTTTGCGCGCGCCATTCGAGTAACTGCGCAACTGAGACAATCCTGATCCCGCGTCTGTATTCAGCAGCAGCATAATGCAAGTCTCCAACTAGCCGTCCAATAGCATCGGGGAGGGCGTAGTTTGCGGGCGACCGAACGAGGCGGAACGTCAGGCTTGTTCCATTCGCCGGCACGGTGGCCCCGGTTCTCGTGGACGGGTTATCTAAGGTGATGGCTCCAGCCGCAACCGAGGCAATCGAATACTCGGCAACCGTAGTACTTCCTGCGCCAACTACTGTGACATCAAGGTAATCGTCGGTGGTGATTCCTTGGGCTACCCAGTCCGTGAATGTAGCAGAGTCGAATGAAGTTGTGCTGGTAATGGCTCCATCTGTACCGGATGCCCCGAGGTTAAGCGTGGTGGTGGTTCGCAGCCACGACCACTCGTAACCGCCCTTCGGGAAGTATGTCCGCCTGAGACCGGCGTTGACAATCAACTCAATCTCTGCAAGTTGAGCGGCACTCCAGCTTGCTTCAGTCCGGCCGTATCCCAAGAAGAAGCCGACTTCAGCCTGAAGTTCCACCCACCCAAGAGATAAAGTTGATTCAGCCAATGGCTATCTCCAGAAAAAAAGGCCGGTAGCGACAGCGGGATCAAGTTTTACATCCCGCCGCCGCTACCCACCAGATTCAAGATCACGCAATCGTGCCGCCGAGGGTCAACTGTTCAACCCACACTCCATCGGCACTGACACCGTACCACTCCACATACGTTTCCTCGGCAACCGTATCGGTAGTCCAAGTTGCGTATGCAGTATTAGCATCCACATTCTGCTGACCACTAGTAATAGTAACAACCACATTGTTAGTAGTCTGAGTACCAACAGTGTGGAAGCCCTTCTTTTGACCGAGGAAAGTTCCATCAGCCAACACGAAAGTTGCATCACCATTCGTCAGGGTGGCAGCCAAGAGGTGCGACACGCCACCGACCATCAAGACGATAGCCGAATTATCAACCGGAGTCACCTCTTCGATAAGCCCAGACTGTGGGCCTTCCTGAAGGTAACCAAAGCAGACACCAGCAGTGCTGGAGCGATCAATAGTTTGCAAGGGCGTAAAGGAACCCTTACCCTGGAAACCCTCGCGACCGAAGAAGCCAGCGCCATTACCGCCAGTTCCAGCCTCACAAGTCGAGAGAGTGGTACCAATGGTATTCGATACTGCCGACCACACATTGCAGAAACTACCGGGCCTATTGATCGTAATGAACTGCCCGCCAGTTCGCGCAGCGTACACCTTATCGGCGACACCAGCGAAGTACGGAGCGTTCAAGATCGTCGGGAGTTCAACATGATTTCCCCGGCGACCATCAGCAGCCGTAGCAGTTCCAACATCCCAGTTGTAACAAAGCCCGTGGCCCTCCTTAAGGGCAGTCGAAGCAGCGAACCACACTCGCTCGGAAACAACCGAGAAAGCTTTTTCGTGAGAGTTAATGGCGTGTGAAGC